TTAGTCTTCCAATCCTTTACATCCTCTAGCATAGGTACTTCAGTATGCAACCAATGGGACTGCTCATGCTTCAACCAAGCATCATACGCCCAAGGATAGTGGAATGGTTTGAAGTAGTTACGTTCGTCTTGAAGTTTAAGTTTTACAGTCATAGTTTATCCCTCACAAGCTAGACATTCTTCACCAGAGGCAAGTGCCTCCATATCAATCTCTTGAATGATCTGTCTCTCAATCTTACGAGACACTTTATCAGCCTTACCAATCTTCTCTGAACGACAATAGTACATAGTCTTTAGACCTTTCTTCCAAGCCATGAAGTGTACGGCATGTAGGTAGCTGATGTCAACGTCAGGACGAAAGAAGATATTCAGTGATTGTGCCTGATCAATATACTGCTGACGATCTGCTGCATGTTCAATTACCCAACGCTGGTCGATTTCCATTGAGGTTTTGTAAACTTCTTTCTCAATATCCGTAAGACAACGAAGATGCTGTACAGAACCATCATTGGCAATAACAGAAGACCAGATTTTATCGTAGTTGAGTTTAGTATCTTCACTACATTTCTCCTTGATAAGCTTGTCTAAGAATTTATTCTTGTTTAGAAAAGCACCACTAATCGTATCTTGACGGTAGGCGTTAGCTCTCCAAGGTTCGATTGAAGGGGAGGTGTTTCCCATAATGATTGAAGAAGAAGCATTTGGTGCAATTGCCATAATGTGACTACAACGTAGTCCTGTCCCTTGTGCATCAGGTGCTTCACCTCTTTCTTCTCCCAACTTTCTATTTGCTGCATCAAGCTCTGTTCTGATGTGCTTGAACATACGCATGTTGAGTGACTTTGCAACGGCTGACTCAAAAGGCATACCTTTGCTTTGTAGATAGGCATGGAAACCCAATGCTCCAACACCAACTGATCTTTCTCGCATGGCTGAGTACTTAGCACGGCTGATGGTATCAGGAGCATTATCAATAAAAGTCTGTAGAACATTATCTAACATCTCTAATACATCAGAAAGGAACTTCTTATCTTTAGACCATTGATCAAAATATTCAAGGTTTACAGAAGATAAACAACATACTGCTGTACGATCTGCTGATGTAGGTAAAATAATCTCAGAGCAAAGATTAGATTGATGTACCTTCAGACCTTTCTGCTTTAGCCATGATGGTAGTTGTTCATTAGAACGATCAATAAAGTGTAGGTATGGTTCTCCTGTCTGCATACGCATCTCAAGGATACGCTGCCATAGTTCTTTAGCTGATACTACATCATATACTTTCTTTGAATGAGGATCACGTAATTCCCAGCTATCATCAGCATTATCATCTGTCATGCACGTTTCTATGAGTGACATAAATTCATCGCTGATGTTAATGCCATGATGCATGTTTAAACAACGAGTATTCTGATCACCAGTAGGCTTACGCATCTCAAGGAAGACTAGAATATCAGGATGGTCTATATCAAGATACGCAGCATAAGAACCTCTGCGCGTCTTTCCCTGTCTGTACGCGAGGGAAGATGCATCATACATCTTGAGGTGAGGCATAACACCAGTAGACTTATCATCTGATGACCGTATGCCAAAGCCTATACCAACTCCACCACCAAGCATAGATAGCCAATTAGTTTCAGAAAGATTATCTACTAATCCTTCTGCGCTATCGTGGATATAATTTAGATAACAAGAGATAGGAAGTCCACGAGAAGACTTACCATAGGATAAGATTGGTGTAGAGTAGGATAGCCAATGCTTAGATGAATAGTCATAGAGACGTTGGGCATGTTCAGGATTAGAGGAAAATGACTTAGAGACATAAGCTAGTCTCTCCTGTGGAGAAAGCTCATGGTCCATCATGTAGGATTCTTTAAGTCTTGCTATACCTAACTCATCAAACAGACCGTCTCTCTCTGGTAGCATAGTAATGTTTAAGCTAGGTGTTTGCACACTTATTCTCCCTGATTTTGATCGTGAACGTGAAGCATAATGATAGCATAATGTAGTATCTTCAGCAAGTCTTTACGGTTCTTTCCCTCCTTCTTTCCATAGCGTTTCCAATACTTTTGGATGTTACCCATGCAAAAACCTTCACCATAACCTGCGTCTGTTATAGTATCTGTTGCTTGGTATTTAGACTGACTGTAATGTTCATTATAGGTAGATATAATATACTTAGATAACTCATTAAGATACTTATCTTCTTCAAATTTGTAATCTCTCACAGTAGATATTCCTTTACGAGCTTCTCGCATTTTATTAATAAGTTCTTTATCTCTATCTATAGAACCATACATATAAATATTCTCCCAATGTTTACTCATAGTTTAATACCGTGTTAATTCGTTTTCGTATATACTTAATCTCTTTAGAACGCAGTATTTTAAATGCAAAATTTCTCATATCAACAGGAGATATTCCCGCTAAGTCACAGATGTCTACAAAGTCTTCTGAAGTAACGCCAATAGAAGCAAAGAACCACGCTTGAGCAGATCGTCTAGCTAGTTTCTCTTCTTCAGGTTCTCTACTTGTTTCTGGCTTTGTTGCGTCTAGGAGTGCCTGTAGGACCACACTTAGGAACAGAACTCTTTCTGGATTTTCTTTGTTCTGAGTTTCTAGAAGATGTTCTACGTTTATCAGAAATGTTTCTTCCTGATGATTTTCCTTTTGGTTTTTCATTAGCCCATTCTTCAATTACTTGATGGTCTGAGTTTTTACAGAACAGAAAACCATTTTTAATACACCAATCTGCATAAGACGACTTAGCTCCTTTGTTTAGTTTGCCATTAGGGTTATCAAAGACAAACCTAATATCTATCTCTGGATGATGTTTACGAATGAAAAGATGTTTCTTTCTGTCTTCTAGTTTGAATCTTCCTTTTACTTCTAATAAGATACCATTAGGTAAAAGAAAGTCTGGAAGATATTTTTTATATTCTAACCAAGTATATTCAATGTAATGAGGCTCAAAAGAAAAAGGAATATTAATACTTTCTAAAAGATCACCTGTTTTCTTTTCTGAACCTGATCTATATTTTTTATTCATTAGTTATTTCAGGTACGTTAGGAGTTTTTCCAACTTTAACCAGATGCTTAGGACCATTCGAGTACATGAATGTACGAATACCTTTGCCGTCATTAGCATCCTTCCAGCAAGTAAACTTATAATCACAATAGTTACAGCCGAGAGCCAGCTTAAAATTACCACCAGCACCGTCAGCAACAGAACTATAACATTTTTCAGGGGGTTCGTCACTCTCTAAAAACTTTCTAATATCGTCTATTCGAGTGACAGGATTTATCATATCCATATCGTCTACGGGACAGTAACATAACTCACCTGTTGTTTTATCTATGACAACAAAACCAGCGTTTAGATTATTGTCTGCTTCTGAATAAGAAGACAACTGAGCAATATAACCAAACGGATCATCGTTGAGTATGCTACCGTCCTTAAACTTCTTGAAGCTAAAGCTAGAAGCTGACTTAAAGTCAACAAGAACACCGTCTACGGTAGCATCCTTATGTCCCTTAACACCGTTAACATGTAGCTCTGCTTGTTCTTCTTTTATCTCATGTCCAGCTACTTTAGTGAACAGAATAAGAAGTTCTTCAAGAATATGACCATAAAGAAATTTGATAAGTGTAGGAGCAGGTAGCGGTTCTTTCTTAGCTCCCTTCATTTCATACCAAATCTTTCTATCTTTATGACCGACAAGAGATAGACGTAGGTTAGGTTCTCTTTCTTTACGTACTTCAGAGATAGCGGAGGCAACAGAAGCGACTACTGCTTCTGCAAAAGCGTCGAGGTGCTTTTTTTCTATTGTTATTTCCTCGTCATTAGTAAACAGTGAATAAATATCATCTACTAATGTTTCGATTGTTTTAGTCATCTTCTGTTGCCTCTCTGTTTAGCTACTATGCAGCCTTAGATGAAGGCTCTGATAGCAGCTTGTATCGTGTGTAAGCGCCAGCGGGAGACATAGCACGTACAGCCACGATAGTATAACCCTTCTTACGTAGCCTAGAGATAGTGGCTGTAAGGTTCTCACACCAGCCACGCTCAAGGGATGTCTTTCTCGTGACACGCATACCACGACGAAGGGCAGATAGTACTAGGGATTCATTAGTCTTCATTACTCTATTTCCTTTCTCAGAGTGCTTCTAGTTCACTGTCAATGCTGAAACCATCTTCGTCTTGGAAGTCATTAGATGGATCACCATATGTTACAAGGTCGATGACCTGCATACCCATAAAGTCTGAGCTAACACCACTTTTACCAGCATAATCCCAATCGTAGGGCTGGACTTTAATCTTAGCTACAGTACCGTTACCAATGAGACGGTTATCCCAAGGGTTACGCTTTGCGTCAATGACTCGTGGAGCATCACGATCACTGCCATCTTTCTTCTTTACTTTACGCTTTGCAGAGAAGAAATCGCCACGATCATCTCCTTTGTTCTTAATAGGTAGTCCAATAGACTCTAGCTTTGCTTTAGTCTCAGCATCTTCAATACATATATCTACTTGCCACGCTGGTTCGTAGGTGGTGTTAGGTTCTACTACAGATGCCCAATAGACTTTACCTGTAAGCATGATAGGATCGTATTTCGTATTAGCCATTTATAAAAGCTCCATTTTATTGCCCAATGATTAGGGCTGTTTCAATTAACAAAAATGATACTACTTAACTACCTTGATCTTGTCAACTCCTTTTTTTGTGTGAGAGATATATTTTTTTACTGCATCATCAAAATCTAATAAGTCTTTCTGATGTGCAGCATACACTCTTCTTCCTACAATCTCAATTCTTTTTTCGTCATGTAATTCGTAGGCAGGTAGAAAACCTTTAATATCATATTCATTAAGATTATTTTCTACAATTAGACCAAAGATATCTATGTCCGGTAAAGGACCAATGTTAGCTAAAAGTTTTCCTGTTTTATATTTAGTAGCTTTAACATCTACACTAAAGCCTTCTATAACTATATCTCCTAAGTCTGTTTTGTTAGCCTTAGATTTAGGCTTGAACATAAACATATCTTCTGGATATTGATTACAGAATTTATAGATAGCCATTTCTGCTCTAGCACCTAGCTGGTCTATCTCTATAGGATCAGTTTTCTTGTATCTATTGTCAGGTGTATTAAGCTTTCTACTTGAGGAATTTCTTTTTGAACCAATTAAGTTAGCGAACTTAACTTCGTCTTCTGTTAGAAATATTAATGTGTTTCGGACCAGTTCAGGCCGACTTTGTACTCGCTGTCTAATGGACATCTTACGTTCAATTCCTTTTCAGTTAGCTTCATAGCTTCTCTAGTTAGTTTACCAAACTGTTCAGCTTGATCTTTACGACAATCAAACTGATATTCATCGTGTATACTAGCAACCAACTTAACATCTAGCCTGTGTTTTTTAATTAACTGATCAATGAACACGACCCATTGCTTACAGATGATAGCACCAGCACCCTGAAGAAGTAAGTTCATAGCAGCATGTTGATGCCTGACATGTAACTTTCTACCATCAAGACCGGCAATATATCCTGATCTAGATGTCTTGTCAACACCACTTCTTAACTGAGCTAGGGCGGGTAATGCAGCTAAGAAATTATCCATAAGTCGCTGACCATCAGTAGCTGACCCACCTAATATGCTGCCAATCTTAGCTGAACCTGCGCCATAAATAAATGCATAGATAAATGTTTTTGCTTGGTCACGAGTAGCTAAACCAGCAGCTTTCTGATTAGCTGTATGAATGTCTCCCTCAACAACTTCTTTAGTATATCCTTTGTTTCGCATGTAATGAGCAAGACATCTTAGTTCCAATGAGCTTGCGTCACAACCAACGAGAACACGATCAGGAGAAGAAGAACTCCAGCAAGCTCTGCACTGCTTCCCATAGGGAGAATATACTGCTGGAACTTGCGCCATGTTTGGACCAAAGTGTGCCATACGTCCTGATATAGCTTTAAGCGTAAGAACTTTTCCATGTACTTTTCCATCTTCTTCTAATAATTCTAACCATGATTTAATTTGTGCAGTTCGTTTGTTAAGAAGTAGATACTCAGCAATCATCTGAGCTTCTGGTATATCTAGATTCTTTAGAGTACCTTCATCTACAATTGGATGACCTGTAGGCGTAAAGTTATCTGGTTTCCAACCCTGCTCCATCAAACGAGCAGCTATCTGTTGTCTACTGGAAGGATTAAATACAATAATCTTATCCTTCAGTCTCTTTCCTGTCTTCTCTGACACTCTTTCCTGAGTTATAGGTGGATACTTTTCTTGTAGTTTTTCTTCTATAACAGACGCTTTATCTGTAAGCTCTGCTTGTAAACAAGTAGCTTTTTGTACGTCGAGTGTAAAGCCATTACGTTCCTGTATATCTACGATATGTCGTACACGATATTCAAGATCAATAGCTTTACGATACTTTTCATACTTCTCTTCTTTTATCTTCAGCCATAGACGATATGTTATATCAACATCACGTATACAGTAAGTGACCATCTCTTCTGTTAGTTCAGAGAAGTCATGGAAGTCTATCTTATTAAAACCTAAGTTTTCTCCCCAAGATTCTAAGGAGTGTTTCTTACGTGTGGGAAATAGAAGTTGAGATAGTATAAGAGTATCTTCTACATTACTTACATTGAGTTTAGTTCCTGTTAGCCTGTTAAGAGTAGGAGCATCGAAGCTTATGCCATTGTGCATAATGAACTTCGATACTCCTTTAGCAAACTTAGGAAAACTAGTGTAACACTCGTCACCTTTCCAAAGATTAACCTGTCCTGTGTCTACATTTTTAGTAACAATACAATGTATTTTAGTAGCATTTAAAGCATCAGTTTCGATGTCAAGTATTACGTTCATGGTTCTTCCTAATGTTTAGAAGGGACAGTCGTTATCATCTCCTCCTTCAAGATCGTCACCTAGATTACTAACCTCGTGTAATCTACCAGTATCCTTGTTGAAAAACAAGTGACAAGCTACACCAGTTTCACCAGCATACCTATTCTTTAGAACACGAATGGTTGTTGTGTTGGCTATGTTAGCATCGTCTGATTGTTGGTTTCTTTCCATAGCTATTACACTGTCAGACAACTGAGCGATGCTCTGTGAGCCACGTAGATGTGATAAAGATACTTCCTTGCCATCTTCATGCCCACTATCTCCATTAGCCCTGCGTAGGTGACTAACAAGAATCAAAGCACAGTTGGTTTCTTCTACTAGACTGCGAAGCTTAGTCATAAGAACGTCAATGTTCTTACGTTCGTCCATACCCTCTAAGCCTGAAACAAGAATAGATAAGTGATCTAGGAATACCCACTTACAATCAAGTGCCTTAACCATATAACGAACACGGGCAAGTATCTCTTCTGTACTCATAGAACCAAAGTGGTCAAAGGCAAAGAACCTACCGCTACCTACGGTATCGTTTTGCCACTTACGTAGATCAGCATCGTTATGGTTCTCTCTAACTTCTTTGATATACAGCCGCGAGTTAGCCTCTACTGACATAAGGTGAAAGATTGTAGAGCGTGTGTTCTCTTCCAGAGATATAACGCCAATGTTCTCTCCTGTATTTTTAAGAACATGATGCATAAGCTCACGCATAACACTAGACTTACCAGTACCTGTACCCGCAGTTAAGGTTGTTAGCTCACCTGTACGAACACCATACAACTTCTCATTCATACCTTGCCACGGATATAGACAGGTTGTTTGATTAGTTTCTTCGTATAGAGCATCACCAACATCTTTAAGATTAATTATACCAGCAGGTGTAAATGCTTTAGCAGCCCACCAAGCCCTAGAAAAGTCTTCTGTCTTTTTAGCTTTAAGATATTCGTTAGCATCCTTCATCTTAGAATCAAGGAACACAATCTTACATTTGTTAGGTTCAAAGAGTTCAGCAACCTTACGGGCATTCTCCTGACCGGGCTGGTCCATGTCAAAACATACTACAATATTATCGTAGCTGTTGAGGAAGTCATAGCTACGCTTACAGTTCTTTACTGCTGACGTAGCACCATCTTTAATGGAAACCACAGGCCATTTTGATCCAAGCATCTGATAGACAGACATAGCATCAATTTCGCCCTCACATATGGTAATGTACTTTCCCTTCTCCTGACAAATCTGTTGCCCAAAGAGAGTACCTG